GAGAGTTCAACGAGGCTCCCTGCGATGAGCACATCACCTGTATTACGGAAGAACAGCGCTTAGAGGCTGTTGGTAATAATCATTACTCGGCCGCCTCGTTTGACTGGAACCTTCCACATTGGGTTGAGTTCAATGGCAATGCAATTAAAGGAATCCAAGAGCGCCTAGAACACAAGGACTTCATTTGCCTTATCGCTGGATTTGCTTCCAAGCCGATTGCCGATGCGTTCCCCGATGAGTTGAGCGTAGAGTTTGGAATTGGCTATGGTGGCTCGTTTGCCAACTACAAGGTTTTTGAGTCCTACGCCTGGATGCACTCCTGCTACGGCTCCAAGGTGACCGACCCACACGCCCTTGACGGTAAGTTCTACGACACGGTAATCCCAAGTTATATTGATATTCAAGATTTCCCTTTACAAGAAACGCCAGATGACTATTATTTGTTCATAGGACGTCTTATTGAGCGCAAGGGCTATCAGATTGCAGTTGACGTCTGTAAGGCCCTAGGAAAGCGTCTGGTGGTCGCTGGACAGGGTTCTGCGCCCGACTATGGCGAGTATGTTGGCGTTGTGGGAACCGAGGAGCGAGCCAGACTCATGGGTGGGGCAATTGCTACTTTTACCCCAACTATTTACGTTGAGCCTTTTGGGACCGTAGCGATTGAAGCTATGGCTTGTGGCTCTCCGATTATTTCCACAGACTGGGGCGCTTTCACTGAAACCGTCATTGACGGAGTGACCGGATTCCGGTGCCATACAATGCAGGAGTTTGCAGATGCAACTGAGAAAGTCAAGACCCTTGATAGGTCTTTAATAAGTAAATACTCAAAAGACCGCTACGGGTTAGACGCTGTTGGCTTAATGTACGAGAAGTACTTCACCCGTTTGCAAGGGCTTTGGGGCAAGGGCTTCTACGAGCTAGAACTACCACTTGCCTAGTGGGCAGACTGCGTGATTTAGTTTCACTTTAAGGTTCATAAAGCAACCACACTGCTTGCACTGTTTTGTAACTTTTGTAAGTTCTGGACATTCCTTACAGATTGAGTAACGCTCACGCTGAAGTGCAGTTGGTGCAAATTCCGTGTCTGATTTCAAAAAGTCAGCAGGGCTAGATTTTTGATTTTTGCCTATTTGTTCACGCATGACAAAATATTATCATCAGATACTAGTAGGAACCGCCGTTTATGTTTCTTATACGGGTTCGTTTGTTCCCTTTGGCAGTCATGTATACACTAATTGACGGCGATGTACTGGAACCAAGCTTTCTGACCCTAACTCTTCCTGCCCCCGGATTCCCATAGTCAAGACTTGGAGCGGTCCATGTATACTCCATTGATGTGTTGCCAGCACCGGTCCAGGTATGGCTTGCGCTTGATGTATTAGCTACACCGGTCATTGTTTGTGTTGCTGTACTGTCCAGTGTCGTGCTTGTACCACTGAAATCGACTACAAAATATCTAGTCGTTGTCGAGGCCGAAGCCGAGCTACTTACAAATATCTTTATGCTTGTGCAGTTGTACTGAACACTTCCTTCAGTATCTGTCGAGACTCCGGGCATTGAGGAACCAGAAACGTGCCCACTCTTTGCTACCCCGTCATAACCATTGTTTGTTAACGTCCATGTTCCAGTCGTGTACAGGTCTACTGCCCCATTATCCTGCCACGAGAAAGTGTCATAATAAACATAGTCAGCAATGTCTATTGATACCCATGCAGTTCCAACAGCGTGTGCTCCGTCGTACTGAACGGCACGAAGGCGATACCCTTCCTTCGGTATAACGGTACCTGTGCCTGGGATGTAGGTTAGGTATTCTCCATTGACGGCTTGATTTCCTGTATATGTTCCAATTAGCTCTTCTGCTGTTCCCGGGTCTGTATTGCTGGCTGTCCGGGTCCACTGTAAATAAACATAAGTTGTTGTTCCCGTAGTAGCTGTAGAACCAGAAATATCAGTTGGGTCTATGCTCCATGTGACTCTTCTTGTTCCTGGAGAACCGGAAGATGTGTAGCTTCCGTTGGCAGTCAATGATGGGGCTGCAAATGTCGGAGTTCGCGCTGTTGATGCGGCGCTATATGCACCACTACCTACAGCATTTGTCGCCAAAACCCTACCAGTATACGAAGTTCCGTTAGTTGCGGCCCATGTTTTTGAACGGTTGGTAAATTCAGTATTTGCAGACGTAAATGTTTCTGCGGTAGACCAACTTGACCCGCCGTTTGTTGAATACTGAACAGAGTAGCTAGTTATTGCGCTTCCGCCAGTTCCTGGTGCTGACCATGAAATTGTAAAACTTCTATCCCCAGATGAGCTTGTTGGTGTATCAACTTGTGAAGGAACTCCTGCTGTTGCAGCAGATGGAACGTTTGACCATCCACTTTGCCCAACAGCATTTATTGAAGCAACCCTGTAATAGTACGTAGTTGCCGCACTGAGGGACGTGACTGTAGCGCCGGTCGTTGCAGATACCCCGTCAGAAAAAGTTGTCCATGTCGAGTTATTTAGTGAGTATTGAACTACGTAGTCCGTTATTGCAGAAGCATTAGAGTCTGGGGCCGTCCATGTAAGAACTGACTGAAATACGCCATTGGAAGATGCGGTTAAAGAAGTTGGAGCATTGGTTACACCAGCCGTGTATGCGGACACCGTAGCACTGTGTGCCCCACCGCCAGCTATGTTTACGGCTCTTACTCGGACGTTGTATTCCGTAAAGTCTGTAAGGCCGGTAATTGCGTAATCCGTAGTTGTTGCCTGACCCATGGGTGCCCATGTTGAACCACCGTTTATTGAATACTCGTAGTCAAGTATTTCACTTCCGCCATCAAATGCTGGAGCAGTAAATGCCGCAGTGAGTCTTCTGTACCCACGAGTAACAGAGGTTAATGTTGGTGCATCGGGGGTTGTTCTTGGAGTAGTTGTCGTGCTCCAAACATTGGACTCTGGTCCAAAACCAAGACCGTTTACTGCTCTAAGTTTTACGTAGTAAGCCTGACCATTAGTAAGACCAGAAATAGTCACCGGAGACGTTGGTGGGTTTGTTCCTGAAGTAGCAGTAGCAAACGTGGTCCATGTTGAGTTGTTTATTGAGACAGCGTATTCGTATCTGCTAATCAAAAGGCCGCCGTTAAAAACTGGAGCAGTAAAAGCAATAGACAGCGAAGAGACGCCCTGCGTTGAACTGGTTATTACAGGCGCACCAGGTTTAGTGCCTCCGCCAAAATAACCCCTTGAGGCTGTAGCCCTAGCTCCAATAAGAGGCATTGTTACGCCTTAAATGAAGACTGGCTGGCAAATACGTCAAATGCGTTGTTCCCAGTTTTGATAACAGTGATTGTGTAAGCATCAACAGAACTTGCGTTACCTGATGGGTAGGGAACTCCACCAAACCAGCGAACGTTTACTCCAGTGGTAAGCGAGTCTATTGTTATAGCGGTTAGTTTTTTTGCAGAAGAACCTTGTGTTGCAAACACAACAATGGTCATTGCTTCCTGCGTGGACATCAAGGCATTTAGCGTAGAGCTACTAACTGTAATTTTTATTTGAAAGTCTGCTGATGAATCAGCAGTGTAATAATAGATAGCTCCATTGTCTACGTTTATTGGTACTAGACCATTTAGGCCGCCAACGGCTGTGTAGACAGAGGCTTTTTCCAAAAGTTGCTGGACCTTTCCAGTTCCAGAAAGTGTTGTGGTTCCAGCAAGAGTGAGACTGGATGCAAGCTTTCCTGAAGTAACAGCGCCTGCTCTGATTTTTGCTTCAGTCACAGCCTCGGAACCAACGGTTCCGTCAAGTTTGTCCGTAGTAACGGCACTGTTCCTGATGTGGTTTGTTGTTACGGCTCTGTCTAAATCAACGCTTACGCTGTCGGCGAGCTTGGCTGCAGTAATAGCGTCATCGGCAACAGTGAACTGTCCAGAGTCGGACCACGTAACGCCGTTGTAGTACTGAACCACCTTGGTGCTTTGTAGGTAGCAAAGACGACCTTCGGAAAGCGTTGGCTCTCCAGCTCCACCAAAGGCCGAGTCTCTGGCAGCGGCGTTTACAAAAACAGGGACAGTCTGGTCCATGAGGTATTCATTAACCTCAACATCTGAAAGGGTTTCCCCCACCGTAAATTTTTTTATTCCTGCGCCAGCCATTTTTCCTCCGTTATTGCTCTAATTTTACCATCTAAGGTAATTTCATTCGTTATGTAAGACTTATCCCTGTAGCACCGTCAAGATTCAATGCAGGTGTTCCAGTTGCGTTGTTGGGGACAACGTTTCCTAATGGGTAAATACCGTCAGCAGTATTGCCTAATGGGTTTCCTGGGACAACCGTTCCATCTGTTTTTGTTCCCGGGATAATGTCACCAATCCTGAATTCAACAACATCTACAGCCTGGTGGTAAATTTTATACCCCATAGGTTTTGCCATTTCTACAGCGTCAAGTATTGAGTAACTTTCGTCACCGTTTGATTCACAGTCAAAGGTCTCGTTCAGCAGGGTCCGAACCAAAATCTTGAAAGGGTCGCTGTCGTAGTGAGCGGTTATCGATACAAAGTAGGTTGAATTTTCCCCGTCCTTTGTATAGTGAAGTACCTGCTTGACGGCTTCCCTAATTGCCTCGGTTGTCCCAGCAGCGCGCCCATAATACCCATTGGAAAGCTGCCACCTAGTATAAGAATCAACTGCCCCAGTGGAAGCAAACATGTCTTGCGGAGTTGCGTATGTCGTGTCTGTTAAGCCGTTATAAAAATACGCAATGTTCTTCTTTAGTCTGTGGCCGTTGAATTGGGAAAGCCATGGTGCGTACCTTGAATCAACGTATTGGGGATTGACCAAAGTGCTATGGGTGTCGTTGGATTCATGCTGCTCTGCAAGTGTTCCGAGCTGTCCAGGCTCATAGTGATAAACACGTAAATATTCTTCATAAACACCTCTGGCTCCAGTCATCAAACAGTCGATAAGTCTATGTAGTGGTGCCGATGGGTTTGTTTGATTTGAGTCCATTTCCCAATAAAAATCAGGCATTGAACTAAGAGCGCTGTAAACATAAGGGTTTGAATAGTAAGCAAAGTCTTCTATTAGGTGGGGCGAGGTTAGGTATAAAACCTGCCCGCCGTGATTTGTTAGCGTAATTAATATGTCAAAACCGTAAGTTTCTTCTTCTGACATCGGAAGCATTTCTACGTTGCTTCTAAATGCGGCAAATCTTCCTGGATATATAGTCGAAACAACAGGCTCTACGG